AGCGTCCGGGATGTTGTCGATGTCGAACATGTCAGCCCTCCGTCAGTCAGCCCTCAGTGCCTGTGCCTGCTGCCGCTGCAGCTGCTGCCTGCTTCATCATGACCGTGATGTAGGCCGGGTCGAGGTTCTCGATGTTGAGCAGAAGGGAGACCGTATTGTCGAACGGCTTGCCCATGCCGTGCATCTTGATCTTGTAGACCCTCTGGTCCTGAAGGAACTTAAAGTCGTCGGAGTACTCGATCGTTCCCTCCTTAGAGGTTCCGATGCCCATGAAGTACTCTTCCGGCAGGCAGAGGATCGCGCGGCCGGTCGGGACTCTGTTGCACCTGATGACATCCGTCGGGAACGGGAAGACATCGTGTGCATAAGTGCCGTTCGCCGTGATCGGCGTCGTCGCCGGCATGACCTTCTTCAGGAAGTCGACCTGGTTGCAGATAAGCGTGACCTTATCGAATTTTCTTACGTGTCCGCCGTGCTTCGTGTAGCCGTCCTTCGCGGATCCGTCCTTGTTGGCCGCCGTCGAGGCCGCCGTCACTGCCTTGGTGCTGTTGTTGGTGTAGTAGACTTCCGAGACGGCCAGCTCGGCGAGGATGCTGCCGTACTCCACCGGGGCGAAGGACGTGACTTCAACCGCCGTCTTCTGCGGATAGGCTCCGTCGGTGACCGCTACGCCCCTGTGAATGTCTCTGTCCATGCCGATCGGCATAGAGGCGCCCGTGCCGCACACGATCGCCTCCTCGACTGCTTCCAGGATTGCCTCTTTCAGAAATGCTCGTGATCTCGATGGTCTGGAAGGCGGATACGATCTCCTTGGTGATCTCGTCGTTGATATCGCCCCATCTTGCCGTCTGTACGGTGTGGTCGTTGAGGATCCAGCGCGTCAGGTACTCGACGGACTGGAAGCGGATCCGGGAGAGAAGCGGGTGCTCCTCGCGGAGATCCTTGAAGACGTCCTCGATGACGGTGTTCGGCATGACCTTATCATCCAGAAGGCCGTCATAGACCTGCTTCGGGTTCTTCTGCTTGCCAGCGTCGATAAGGGCCTGGTAGTACTTGGTCTCCTCGGAGGTCAGCTGGCGGAAGTCGCGCTGAGCGAGGACACGGACGTCGCCGTTCGCGGTCTCGAAGTCCGCCTGTACGGTCGCCGCGATCGCCTGTCCGAATTTGTCAAAGGCCGCCTGAATGACGTCCTTGCCCGCGCCTTCTTTGAAGGCCTTCTGGAGCTCCGCCGCGGCCTCCCTGATCATTGTGTTCTCTCTAAGCATTTTTCTTTCTCCTTTGCTTAAATCATGTTCGCGAAATAGTCCGCGATTCTCTTGTTGTCTTCTTCAGGCGGAGCAGGTTCCGGCGTGAGCCGCTGCCTGATCTGCCTGATCTCTTCTTCGATCCTCGCAAGGATCGAGGGTTCTTCCTGGGCGGCTTTCAGCACGGCATTCCGCACGAGCTGGAACGCATCCTGCTCGGCTCCCTCGTCCTCGTCGTCCTCGTCATCCGCGATGTCGGTCGCGAAGCCGTACTTGACGCACTTCTCCGCGTTCATCCACGTCTCCTTTTTCATCATCTCGCGGATCTTCTCCTCCGGGAGGTTGGAGACGGCCTTATAGGCTTCGATCGATGCGCCGTTGATCACATCGTTGTCCTCCGCTGCCTTGCGGAGTCCGTCGCTGTCGGAGTAGCCGACGTAAGAACGACAGTTGTGGATCATCATCAGGGCGAGCTTTCCGACCGTTCTTGTTGCGCCGACGCAAAAGATAATCGTCGCCGCGGAGCAACAGAATCCGTCGACGATCGTGTGGATCTTCGCCTTGTGACGCTTCAGCGCCGAGTAGATCGCCAGCGCCTCGGCGACCTCGCCGCCGTAGCTGTTGATGCAGACATCGATCTCATCGACATCGAGTCCCTCGATGACCTTGGCGAAGCCGAAGGCCGAGACGCCGCTCACCCGTTCATCCCCGTAGTGGGCCTTCATGATCTCCGCCCTGGAGTTGATCGGCCCGTAGATGCGGACCTCCGCCTTCCGCTTCTCCTTGTCCTCGATGATCTGGTATGCAGGTTTATTCTTCACGTTTTACCTCCTTTCCCGGAGCCGCCGGATCCTTCAGGAACCGCTCGATCTCCTCAAAATTTTTCGTGACGAAGTGCTTTTTAGACCACTCGGTGTTCAGTTGTTCATAGCCGAGCTCCGAGCGCACCTCGTCGATATTGACCACGCCGGATCCGATGATCCCGCTCACCTCGGCCGCTGCGTCGAGGATATTGCGGTGTGCGACCCGGCCTGTGTCGACCTTGTAGTAGTTCCCGGCCACGAAGTTCTCGTAGCCGGCCCCCTTGTTCAGCCCCTCCGAGATCGCATCCGCGAACGGATCCACGCCGAAGGTCAGGAAGGAACTCACGACGTCCTTGATGTTTGTGATATTCCCCGTCATCATGGACTGCGGGATGTGAAAGCACCCCGCGACCATCGTGAACACATCGTTCATCAGCTTCACGAAGTCTCCGGCATCCTTGGACGTCGAGAAGGCCGGGTCCTTGACAAGCTCATATCCGTCAAACTCTGGATAGACGGCCCGTGTGGACTGCATGTAGGCCTTCAACTGCTTCTCGATGACGTCCTGGAATTCCGCATTGAACTCCGGATCGCCGGCCTTCACGGATTCGATGTGGAGCTTGTATTTCTGGCCGTTCGACATCTGGTAGGAGGTCGCCGCTGTCGCGATCATCTTCCCGTAGTCTTCGTACATGCCGTTGATGAGTGTGGATATCTTCACGTCATCGAGCTTGAAAAGGTACGAGTCGAACCGCGTGAAGCGCTTCTTCGTGGTAAGCGGGCCGATTGTGACGTCACTGTAAACGTCTCCGATTATCGGCCGTTCCTGCTCCCGGACATAGCTGTCCGCACAGTACAGCCGGCCGCCCAGCTCCACGACGAGCGCTTCGCCGTTCCGGACCATCCGGTTGATGACCTTGTGCCAGAAGGCCGAGGACGTCTCGTTTCGGTTCGGGGAGACATTGAGGACGAAGTACTCCTCATTCTGTACCTGTTTGTTGTCGCGGTAGACCTTAAACTCGGACCGCCCGATCGCGTGGGCGATCAGCGACACGGCCGTGTAGACGGCCAGCTCCCGGTAGTAGTAGATCGCGGGGATGTCGATCACCACAGTCTTCCCGCCGACCCGCTGTGTCGTCGGCATCAATTTTTCAAGAAAAGTGTTAATCCATCCCATTTCAACCTCGTATCACGACCACCGGAATATTCTTGATGATCGGCCTGATCTTGATTTTCTCCTCCGGAACCATCGAGGCGACGAGAGCCATGAACGGGTCTGTCTTCCGCGATTTACCTTCGATTTTGGCATAAACAAAGGAGCCTTTGTCGGCTCCCACGTCTCGTCCATATCGGATTGTCTTTGTGTTGTTCGTGGCCCATCTTAGGACCGGATTATCTCCCCAGGTGAAGTAGCCCTGAAGGAAGCAGTGATCGATGACAGGCACGACCTTGATGATGTCCCGCTGCTGCACGAGGACTAGGTTCTTGTTCTCCTTTGTGAATCCGATTTTCTTCAGCGCGTCACTAAGGAGTGAGTAGCGGTAGTTGTCAATCGCGACCGTCTCGATGTTGTAGACGCTCCCCATCTCCCGGAGGTAGTTGGCTACGATCTCCGGATGGATTTCCACATCGTCGACATATTCGAGGTACGGCGTCTTGATCCACTGCCGCCACGGTGCCTTGATGCGGGGGATATCCTTTGATGCTGAGCATATCCACGCCTTGTTGATGTCATAGCGCTGATCGCCGCTCTTGAAGTGCAGGTTCACGGCCATCCAGTCCGTTGTCTTCGAGTAGTCAATGCCCGCCGTGCACGACCACCCCTTGAGGTCCGGGATCTCCTTGTTGGTCGCCGCGATCTGGTCCCACGGAGCCGCTGCCGAATCTTTCCCGTTATCCGGAAGATTCATACGTTTCGTCTTGAAGGCCGGGAGCCTTTCAGGATGCTCTTTCCAATCGCGGTACTCTTTGCGGATTTCTGCAAGAAGCGATTGCCTATACGGGAGTGAAGGATTCGCCTTTGTCCAGGCGGCCTCGTCGTGGATCTCGTCCTCCGAGTCCAGCTTGCAGATGAACGGGAGCTTCCCATTGTCGTCCATGAGGCCGTGCAGGATCGCTTCGCAGTCTGCCTTCTCGTCGTCCAGCGGGCCTTCGCGAACGTCTCCGTCCGTCGTGTAGTACGATCTTCGCGGGTGGTCCTTCTTGCCGAGGCCGGTCGTGAACACGTTTATGTTGTCGTAGTTCTCGTACTGGTGGATCTCGTTCAGGATGACGATCCCGGACCGAAGTCCGTCCTTGCCCTTGGGGTTGTTTGTCCTGCCCCGCATGACCGCCCTGGTCTTCTTGCAGGTCACCCGCTCCTTCGTCCATTTGAAGAACTTGAGGAGCTTCTTCTTGACAGCCGGCTGTTCCATCCATCCGACAAGGTCTGCTACAGGTCTCAGGGCCTGCTCCTCGTTGTTCGCGCAAATGTCCACATCATACTCACGGGCGTGGTTGTATGGGCTCATGAGGCAGAGGCTTTCGATGGCGATCATGCCGTCCTTGCCGGCTCCTCGCCCGATCAGCGCTACCAGGTCCGGCCAGCGCGGGAGCCCCGTGTCTCTCCAATACGTGCAGTCGTGGAGAGCGATGACGAATTTCTCCCAGGGAAAGATCTCGAGCGGAACGTACTTCCGGAGCAGGTCCATGTAGTGGCCGAGCTGCTCCAGGTCGATGTAGATGTCCT